ATAATAAATAAGAAAAGAAACGAGAAAATGAAATTGCTAAACTAGAAGGGTCACTACTAGGAAAGGGTCTTTCACAATACAATAATGATTGAAATAATTCTTTCTCTGTTCTATATAAAAATCCACCCATTAATTGATAACCTAAATATTTTCTATCATTTAAATTGTCAGCTATAACGGTTTTTTCGGGTTTAATCAAGACGTCAAAATACGTGAACGATAATTTTGAAAATTTTTCCAAATCAAATAAACCAGAACCTCGGTAATAGAAAGCGAAATCATCACCTAACCAATTTAAATCTAAGCATTTGTTGTAAAAGTCATCTTCAATATCGAAAGAAAACATTTTCATCAATAGCATAATGGTTAAGCCAGCGATTGTGTTGAGGAGAGAGTTGAATAATAGAGTTCCAGCTGTACCAGAAATAATTCCAGCAAACTTTTGATGAACTTCTCCATTGGGAAAAAGAACTTTTGTTCTAATTGCTGAATCTATGCAATATTTAAATTCTTTTCTTTCCATTGGATGCATGTCGATTTTTCGACCTAACTCTTTCATAATGTCCTCATGACACCAAGCTGCACGGTAAGAATCCCATTGTGAAATATCAGTATTATAAAAATACAGATCAGGATGTCTTCGTAAATATCTATTTAGTCGGGGTAACGAACCAGTTCCAGTAATCCAAATATCACGGAAAAAATCTTTTTCATTGATTTGGGTATAGAAGGGTTGGTAATATTTTAGTTCAGCTACAATTGTCGAAGCGGAAACTAACCAAATAGGTCTAGTTTTTGAATCTAGTCTACTAGACAAATGACCACGCATTGCGAAAATGCAATAATCGTTGACAGGAATACCCTTTTGAATACGATAAAAATTTTCGTGGTAACGTTTCTTGATAAAAGGAAGAATATCTTCTTTCTTTTTTCGGGATGAATCACCCGTATACTCTAAACCATTGAATCCAGCTGAAGTATTTTTCGGCATTACTCGAATAGCTTCTTCGACTGATATTGGTTTAACACGATCAAAATTTCGAAAAATTTGATTTTTAGCCTGAGAGTAACATTCCCAAAACCGTTTGTCTTTACGACGTGGTGGTGAATGGAGTGGATGGCAATAGCCAGTTAGTGATCGAAACATACGACCAGCTCTCGGTGTTTTGTTTTTGTCACAACAATCATAATATGTTGATAAATCATATTCTTTTAATGATTCTTTGACAAATGGATCTCTACAATCTTTGGTTTGACCAGAATGAAGATTGTATCTATATGATGTTTTATAGAGATAACGCCAAGCGTCACTATTATCTACAAAACGTAAAAACTCATCTTGTGTGATTTCAAGATTAGTTAATTCCGGATTAACAAGCATGAAGGCATACTCGAAACATGAG